GTTAGCACGTATATACTATCTTGTTAAATACGTGCTAACTGACAGCCCCTAACCACACACAGAGAGGTGAAACAATGCGTCGCATGTCACAGTCTAAGGGCCGTTCGGCCCGTAAGTTTCGGGGGCGTTCTGGGAAGACGATGGCCCTCAATCTCCGGTCTCCGCTGCGTGGCGGCTGGAGGCTGTAACCGTGGCTTGCCATCATCCGTTTCGGATGTGGCGGTTAGATGGCAAAGTCTCGCTAAAACCCCCCGAGTCAGATGACCGCGAAGCGGTTGAGTTGCCGTGTGGTGGCTGTCTTGGGTGCCGTATGGACCGAGCTAGATCGTGGGCTATCCGTTGTGGTCTGGAGTTACAGAATCATCAGAAAGCGTGTTGGACAACGCTTACGTACTCCGACGAGAATTTGCCCGCGAATCGGTCCGTTAGGCGAGATCATCTCTCCGGCTACATTAAGCGTTTACGAGCGCGTTTGTCGCCTGAAAAAATCAGATTTTTTGGCTGCGGAGAGTATGGCGAAAGGGGTGGTAGGCCTCATTATCACGCTATTCTTTTTGGACTTGCACGGGATGAAAAGGTTATAGAACACGCGTGGGGAATGGGTTACGTAGGAATACACACCCTTACCCCCCCTGCTATTCGGTATGTGGCAGGGTATTGTGCGAAGAAAGAAGGCTGGAAAGACGACTTTCGTGAGACTCTTGACACCGAGACTGGCGAGGTGTATGGTAGAGAAGCGCCCTTTTTGTTGATGTCCCGTCGTCCTGGAATAGGCGGCGTGGCTCGAGAGCATTGGCGAAGTTGGGCGCGTTTCGCGGTGATGGATGGGACGAAGTATCCGGTTCCTCGGTTTTTGAATGAGGCGTTTAAGAAGAACGCCGACCCGCAGTTGGTTGAAGAAGTGCAGTTTGAGCGTTGGAAGCATCGTAGGGCGTTGTCGCAAGACGAGCGAGATGCGGCTGAAGCAAATGCACGGAGTAGGTTGAAACTTCAATCTCAACGGAGGATGTACGGATGATGAATGTTTATGCGATTCGGGACAAAGTGGCCGAGAGCATTGGGCAGCAGGTGTGGCTTTTTAAGGCCGACGCTGCTGCTATTCGTTTTTTTCACGATGTAATGTCTGATGTGAAGTCGTACCCGGCGCAGCATCCGGACGATTTTGATCTTGTTTCTCTTGGTATGCTTGATGATGAGGGGAATTTTCAGGGGTCCCCGACTGTTATTTTTTCTGGTACGCAGTGGAAGCAGCTCAAGGAAGCTGCGGAAGCGGCTAAACTTGAGGAGGCGATTGGCTAATGTCTAACGGGTATAATTTGCCAGCTCGTAAGCTGGCCTCGCAGCAAGATTCTGCGATGATTCAGCGGCCTGATGTGCCGCGGAGTAAGTTTTCTGGTAGTTTTACACGCAAGACGACTTTTAATGCCGGTCGTCTGATTCCGTTTTTGGTTGATGAGATTCTGCCGGGTGACCATGTCAAGTATAACGTCACGGCATATGTGCGTTTGGCGACGCCAGTGTTTCCGCTGATGGACAATCAGCGTATTGACACACATTTCTTTTTTGTTCCTAATCGGCTTGTGTGGTCGAATTGGAAACGTTTTATGGGCGAGCAGGCTACGCCTGCGCAGTCAATTGATTTGACTGTGCCTAAAGTGAATATTCCTAGTGATGTCGGTGTAGGTACTGTTCCCGATTATTTTGGGCTGCCTGTTGGTGGTCAGCTTTCTAGTACTATCGCCGTTAGTTCGTTTCCGTTTCGTGCGTATAACCTCATTTATAATGAGTGGTTTAGAGATGAGAATCTGATTAATTCTGCTAGCGCGTATGTTGGTGATGCGACTGCTGGCTGGCAGGATTTTGGTGAGTCGGGTATTCCGTTTAAGCGTGCTAAGAGTCAGGATTATTTTACTTCGGCGTTGCCGTGGCCTCAGAAGTTTCAGGCGCCTACGATCCCTATTTTGGGTAGTGCGCCGATTACTGGCCTTGGGACGTATCCGACGGTTGGATCGTTGCCGGGCCCCATTAATGTGTATCAGAGTTCTGGTCCTGCGACTAATTATGCGTATGCAAATACGTCTTTTGACGCAGATGCGGCGTATATTGTTATGGAAACTGAGCCGTATGGGACTGGGTATCGTCCTAAGGTGTTTGCTGATATGTCGCAGGTTACTGGTGTTGGTATTAATCAACTGCGTCAGGCGTTTTTGACGCAGCAGTTGCTTGAGCGTGATGCGCGTGGTGGTACCCGTTATACAGAAATTGTGCGTAGTCATTTCGGTGTGCTGTCACCAGATGCGCGGCTTCAGCGTCCTGAGTATATCGGTGGAGGTATGTCGAATTTGAATGTCACACCGGTTGCTCAGACCGCTCCGTCTGAGGATGGTACGGTTGGTACGCTTGGTGCTGCTGGTACTGCTGTCGGTCAGCATCGAGCGTCGTACGCATCTACTGAGCACGGCTATATTATTGGTCTTCTTTCTGTGCGGTCTGAGTTGTCGTATAATCAGGGCGTTCCACGGACGTTTAGCCGTAATACTCGATATGATTTTTACTGGCCGTCGCTTGCAGGGCTAGGAGAGCAAGAGGTGTTGCGTAAGGAGATTTATGCGACGGGTACCGGTAATGACGATGTGGTATTTGGTTATCAGGAGCGTTGGCACGAATACCGCACGCGGTATTCTGAGGTTACTGGGCGGTTTCGCACGTATGTGACCGGTACGTTGTCTGCGTGGCATTTGGCGCAGAATTTTTCTAGCGCTCCGGTTCTTGGTAAGACGTTTATTGAGGATACTCCGCCTATGGATCGTGTGTTGGCTGCGGGTGGTACCGCAGCCGAGTATAATCAGGAGTATCTTGGCGATTTGCTTATTCAGCGGGAAGCGGTTCGTCCGGTTCCGATGTTTGGGACGCCGGTTACGCTTGGGCGGTTCTAATGGCTTTTGGAGCTATTGCGTCGTGGCTCATCCCCAGCGTTTTAAGCGCTGGGGGTGCGCTGCAGCAGCAGCGTGATCAGTCGCGTATGGCGCGTGAGCAGATGGCGTTTCAAGAGCGCATGGCTTCTACTCAGGTTCAGCGTTCTCAGGAGGATTTTCGTAAAGCTGGTTTAAATCCAGCGTTGGCGTATGGCACTCAGGCGGCGTCGCCGTCTGGTGCTATTGGTCAAGCCCAAAATATTTTGGGCGCGGGAGTTTCTTCTGCACAGGCGGCGCGTATTACGCAGAAGCAAGTGCAGATGTTGGATGAGCAGATTAGGCAGCAGCGGAGCACAGCGGATTCGGCTGCGTGGGATGCGTGGATGAAGTCGCAGGATGTTCGGCGACGTATGTATTTGGAACAGCCCGATAAGTCAGGGCGTGTTCCTATGTTTGAAGCGGAGCGTCAGAAGCTTTTAGCTGATATGTCAACCGCTCCGCTGAGTATTGATATGTTGCGTCAGCAAATTGCGATGTTGGCATCGCAGAATGTTGGAGCGTCAGCGGAGGCGCGGTTTCAAGCGCAGATGGGAGATTGGCAGCGCCGTTCTAATTTTGGTAAAGGTGTGATTTCTTCGGCTCGACTCCTTAAAGACATCTTCGGAGGTCGGTAATGTTTCGTTCTAAGATTGATATTTTTGATGATATTGCTGTTAGTAGTGGACTGTTTTGTGATCCGGAGGAAGATATGACCCGTCAGGAGTTTAAGGACGAGGCCGATATTAATAAGATTCTGCACCGGCACGGCGTTATGCCTCGCCCGGTGCAGTATGGTGAATGGAATTTTGACGAAGATTTGACGTCTTCGGTGATGGCTCGTCGGCAAGTCGACGAGGCGTTTATGGCGCTTCCGTTGGAGGTTCGGCAACAGTACCCAAATATGAGCGCTGTTTGGGCCGCAATTGCCTCAGGAGCGCTAAAGATAGGCGCGGAAGGGGTGGAGGTACCCTCCAGCCCTTCCACGCCTGAGCAAGCCCCCGAAGGGGGCGCGCTAGGTTAGCACGTATATACTATCTTGTTAAATACGTGCTAACTGACAGCCCCTAACCACACACAGAGAGGTGAAACAATGCGTCGCATGTCACAGTCTAAGGGCCGTTCGGCCCGTAAGTTTCGGGGGCGTTCTGGGAAGACGATGGCCCTCAATCTCCGGTCTCCGCTGCGTGGCGGCTGGAGGCTGTAACCGTGGCTTGCCATCATCCGTTTCGGATGTGGCGGTTAGATGGCAAAGTCTCGCTAAAACCCCCCGAGTCAGATGACCGCGAAGCGGTTGAGTTGCCGTGTGGTGGCTGTCTTGGGTGCCGTATGGACCGAGCTAGATCGTGGGCTATCCGTTGTGGTCTGGAGTTACAGAATCATCAGAAAGCGTGTTGGACAACGCTTACGTACTCCGACGAGAATTTGCCCGCGAATCGGTCCGTTAGGCGAGATCATCTCTCCGGCTACATTAAGCGTTTACGAGCGCGTTTGTCGCCTGAAAAAATCAGATTTTTTGGCTGCGGAGAGTATGGCGAAAGGGGTGGTAGGCCTCATTATCACGCTATTCTTTTTGGACTTGCACGGGATGAAAAGGTTATAGAACACGCGTGGGGAATGGGTTACGTAGGAATACACACCCTTACCCCCCCTGCTATTCGGTATGTGGCAGGGTATTGTGCGAAGAAAGAAGGCTGGAAAGACGACTTTCGTGAGACTCTTGACACCGAGACTGGCGAGGTGTATGGTAGAGAAGCGCCCTTTTTGTTGATGTCCCGTCGTCCTGGAATAGGCGGCGTGGCTCGAGAGCATTGGCGAAGTTGGGCGCGTTTCGCGGTGATGGATGGGACGAAGTATCCGGTTCCTCGGTTTTTGAATGAGGCGTTTAAGAAGAACGCCGACCCGCAGTTGGTTGAAGAAGTGCAGTTTGAGCGTTGGAAGCATCGTAGGGCGTTGTCGCAAGACGAGCGAGATGCGGCTGAAGCAAATGCACGGAGTAGGTTGAAACTTCAATCTCAACGGAGGATGTACGGATGATGAATGTTTATGCGATTCGGGACAAAGTGGCCGAGAGCATTGGGCAGCAGGTGTGGCTTTTTAAGGCCGACGCTGCTGCTATTCGTTTTTTTCATGATGTGATGTCTGATGCGAAGTCGTATCCGGCGCAGCATCCAGACGATTTTGATCTGATGTCGCTCGGGCTTTTGGACGACGATGGGTCGTTTATGGGAACCCCGCAGGTGATTTTTACTGGAACGCAGTGGAAGCAGGCCAAGGAAGCCGCGGAAGCTGCCAAGCTTGATGAGGCGATTGGCTAATGGCAAACGGGTATAATCTGCCAGCTCGGAAGCTGGCGAGTCAGCAGGATTCTGCGATGATTCAGCGGCCAGATGTGCCGCGATCTAAGTTTAGTGGTGCGTTTACGCGTAAGACCACGTTTAATGCGGGGTTGCTTATTCCGTTCCTTGTGGACGAGATACTTCCCGGCGATCATGTGAAGTATAATGTGACGGCGTATGTTCGTATGGCGACGCCGCTATTTCCGCTGATGGATAATCAGCGTATTGACACGCATTTCTTTTTTGTGCCGAACCGACTGGTTTGGCAGAATTGGAAGCGTTTTATGGGCGAGCAGGCGACGCCCAATCAGTCGATTGATTTGACTATTCCGCAGGCCGTTGTAGGCTATGCGGGAGGTGGTAACGTTGTCGGGAGTCTGCCCGACTATTTTGGTTTGCCAGTGGCAAACATTTCGCAGGCGGTCAGCGTAAGTGCGCTGCCGTTTCGTGCGTATAATTTGATTTATAACGAGTGGTTCCGTGATGAGAATCTCATCAATTCTGCGAACCAACTCGTTGGTGATGCGGTGTCTAACGCATCGGATTATGGTGTGGCTGGCATGCCGTTCCGGCGTGCCAAGTCACAGGATTATTTTACTTCTGCGTTGCCGTGGCCGCAGAAGTTCCAGGCTCCGACTATTCCGATTTTGGGGAATGCTCCGGTGACTGGTATTGGTATTAACCAAGCGTGGGCTACTACGGTGTATTCGCCTCCGGGCGGTGCTTCCGGTTGGGCTGAGTCTTCGGGTATGCCGAAGACTTATAACACTTATGCGTTGCCCAATAATCCGGATACGCTTGGTATTGATGTTGAGGCGTATGGGACGAATTATCGTCCAAAGATTTTCGCCGATATGAGCCAGGTGACTGGCGTTGGTATTAATCAGCTGCGTCAGGCGTTTTTGACGCAGCAGCTGTTGGAGCGTGACGCGCGTGGCGGCACGCGTTATACCGAAATTGTGCGATCGCATTTCGGTGTGATCTCTCCGGACGCTCGTCTTCAGCGTCCAGAGTATATTGGAGGAGGCAGTTCGAATCTGAACGTGACTCCGGTGGCGCAGACTGCGCCATCTGCCGACGGAGTCGTCGGTAGTCTTGGTGCGGCAGGTACTGCCGTTGGTCAGCATCGTGCTTCGTATGCGTCGACTGAGCATGGGTATGTGATTGGAATTATGAGTGTGCGGTCTGAGTTGTCGTACAATCAGGGTATCCCGCGCACGTTTAGTCGCCAGACGCGGTATGATTTTTATTGGCCGTCGCTGGCGGGTCTTGGTGAGCAAGAGATTCTTCGTAAGGAGATTTATTCGACTGGTGTGGTTGCAAATGATAACGCCGTGTTCGGGTATCAGGAGCGTTGGCACGAGTATCGTACTCGGTATTCTGAAGTGACTGGGCGGTTCCGCACGAATGTGGCGGGTACGCTTGCTGGATGGCATTTGGCCCAGAATTTCACGAACGCTCCGGTGCTTGGCCAGACGTTTATTGAAGATACTCCTCCTATGTCTCGTGTTCTTGCGGCAGGCGGTACTGCCGCGACGCAGACTCAGGAGTATCTGGGTGATCTGCTTATTCAGCGTGAAGCTGTGCGGCCGATTCCGATGTTTGGTACTCCGGTGACGCTTGGGCGCTTTTAATGCTCAATCTGCTCGGTGACTTGATTCAAGGTGCTGGCTCTATATTCGGCCAGCACCAGGCTAACCGGACGAATGTCCGGTTAGCCCGTGAGCAGATGGCGTTTCAGGAACGGATGTCTTCTACGGCAGCACAGCGTGCGAAGGCAGATTTTGAGAAAGCGGGTTTAAATCCCGCGTTGGCGTATGGGACTACGGCAAGTAGTCCTGTTGGCGCGTCAGCGCGTGTTGAAGATGTTGTTGGACCTGGTATTGCATCTGCTCGTGCGTCGCAGATGCAGCGCGAGCAGATTAGATCAATGGAGATGCAGAATAGGTTGACGCAGCAGAAGGTTGCGGAGTCGTTTTCGCAGCAAAGTGCGAATAATATGCAGGCGCGTTTGGCTGCGGCGAATGAAAAGAGTGTTGAGCAGCAGGCGCGGTTTCAGCAGGAGCTTCAGCCGTACAGGGTTCAGGGTGAAGCGTTAAGTAATTTGTATCAGATGTATTTGAATAAGACAGCGAAGGCCCAGGGCGATTATGATGAGCGTTTTGGGCAGCTGTCGCGTGGTGCTAAGGACGCAGGTGCAGTCCTTGGGAATGTGACTGGTATGTTTGGTAATTCGGCCCGGATTGTGAAGGATATGTTTAATCTTGGTCTTCCACGTTCTAGGAGATAATATGTTTCGTTCTAAGATTGATAATTTGGATGATGTTACTAAGGATAGTGGATTGTTTTGTGATCCGGACGAAGATATGACACGTCAGGAGTTTAAGGACGAGGCGGATATCAATAAGGTCATGGCTCGCCATGGCATTTTGCCTCGTCCTGTGCAGTATGGCGAATGGAATTTTGACGAAGATTTGACTTCGTCAGTTCAGGCTCGTCAAGAGGTTGACGAGGCGTATAGTGCGCTTCCGGCAGAGGTGCGGTCCCTGTACCCCGATATGGGGTCCGTTTGGGCCGCAATTGCCTCAGGAGCGCTTAAAATGGCCGCGGGAGGGGTGGAGGTACCCTCCAGCCCTTCCGAGGCCGGACAAGCCCCCGAGGAGGGGGCGCGTCAGAGTTAGCACGTATATACTATCTTGTTAAATACGTGCTAACTGACAGCCCCTAACCA